TTCATACAGTTTCGCATTACAGCCAGAAGAATGGTATCCGACCGGTCAAATAAATTTCAATTTGATAAAAGAGCCAATTCTAAACCTAAGTATGACATCATGTCCAGATTTCGCACGACAAATTCGCGTGTACGCCACAAGTTATAACGTCTTAAGAGTGTGTGGGGGAAAATCTGAAACACTTTTTAATTATAAGTATTAAATAGAATGAAGACTGGATTCGATAACGATGTCCAAATGGCTAATAAACAGGCGGAAGACTACATGAAGGCCATGATTGATATTGTCATGCCAGTTCTTGAACAAAGTGTAGTACTCGCAGCAGAGTATTCTAAAGCTTGTGGAAGGAATGTAATTCTTTCAGAAGATGTGGAATACGCATCTAGGTATTGTGCGATGCATAAGGTTGGTCAAACGACAGGAAGTTTGTTCCCCGATGTCTATGACGAAGATGATTCCGATGGAGAGGATTTCGAGGTTGTTCCAGATAATGATTTACCTACATTTGAGCGGTACTCAGGAAACGACCCCAGGTACATTCAGATGAACCAGGCGTACGATAGATGGGATGCATGGGAACCGCGCAATCCAGCTGAGCAAATCTTAAAAAACGCTATTAATAAGAATGACGGTATGGGAGCCTGATGGTTGGAATTTTTCAGATACGAAAACTAAACTAACTGTACTGGAAAGTGATGGGGATTCAGATACAGAGTCATCCGATGATGAGCCGTTATTCACAAAATCTAAAATACTCAGGAAAAGTAGATACAAAAAAATTGATAAAGAAGAGTTACTTCCAGAGTAAAATATTTTCCCATGCTATAGTATACAAATCACAATGAAGGCTGCTCTTAAGACTGTCAATCTTGTCACCCAGGAACTCGAGACCCAGTCTCTTAACGCGATCGTTGCGGGCTTCTCGTTCGCCGCGGCCATGTCGTGGATGGATGTTGTCCGTTGGACCATCAGCCAGGTCATTAAGGTGCCCAAGAACGGTGGCGCTCAGTATGCGCTCACCGCCGTCCTCACCACTCTCCTCTCGATTGTGGTCTACATGCTCATCTCCGGTGTTTCTACTCGTGTGTCCAAGCCTGCGCAGCCCGTATACGCTGTCTCTCGCTAAACTCTCTTTTTCATAAAAGAGATGAGTAATATACCCAGGAAGGTAATTACACCAATATAAATAAACACCTCACGGTTATAAGGATTCTTCAATTCCTTTGGAATGCTTATTAACGATTTTTCTTCTTTTTTCGGTAAAACCTTATCTACTTCAACCTTTGTAAGATTAATGAGTTTATCCGTAGAACACGTCACTTCGAATTTTAATAAATGATCTTGATTCCTGAAATCGTATGGTATGAGGCGCCCATGGCTCATATAAAAAAATTCAATTGTTAGCTCCTTTATAAATTTTTGTGAACCCGAATGAAAATGATGCACGAGTGGATCATCCGCACCATTAAAGTTTACAACATCTGAACCATTGAGAAGTATATGACCGGTATAGAAAGGTGTAGATGTATACACATCTTGATCAAATCCATCTGATCCAGATGTTACCCTGAGTACTAAAGAATTCGGACCTTCTAAGTTAATAGCACCGGACCGGAGTACTTTATTCGTAGACGCATGATCGATTGACCCAAACCCTAAAATCTGATGCGGGGTCGTCACAGAGGATGAGGTACTCGTGTATCCATTCGTTCCATCATGAAATTCAAATGTGAAATCATTATCACCTGCGATGGTATTAGAGAATACTAGACTATTTGTATCGGTATCAAATACAACGGAATCGACATTGGATTCAGGTGGTGCCAATTTGAGAGTGAGATCAGAAGCGAGATCTGTCCCAGAAGAATAGTTTGTTTCATCTAGACTGATTACTGTACCATCTACACTGAAACTCTTATTTGTTGCACATGTTGTCAACTGAGGTGTGGGTATACGAGCGGAAACTAACTTAAATTGAGACACGTCATAAATTGGATTTTCTAAACGAATGACGTATGTATTGGCGTGCAGATACACATTCGATTGGCGTTGGCTGCTATCTATGTTCAAGGTGTGGACCTTCATTAAAATACAGGCACAATATTTTAATGAATGTTTTTGTCTATTTCAGTATGAAATTTACTGAGAAAGGCTATGGGATAAAGGATTATTCTGGAGCTGTGTCTTGGCAATATCGAGACGCCTGGAGTTGGGATTTTCATTACCCTTATAGGCGTTGAACTGATGATACTCGTTATTCTTGTAGTTTTGTGTCCAACCACCACTGGCTGCGTTGACACGACCATCGATGCGGGTAGTATCAGAACGAACCGATGTCAGCTTACCACCTTGCTTGAGAGCACTCTCACGAACATTCATGCGACCAGCGTTACCCATACGGTTAGGTTTACCACGACGATCTTCGGGGCGGAAACCATACTTCATGAGTTCTTCGTTACTCGTAGCATTAACCCGTGCGGCAGCGCTATTAGTGTATCCACCGACAAAGTTAGTAATACCAGGAGTGGGTTGGTTGTTGTAGATGTACTGTTCATCGTTGCGGTCAGTCCTAAACCTTGTGGGATTTTGTACGATAGTCTGAGCGGGTACGAAGCGTCTGGCACCATTGAAACCCAACCCATCAGTGCGGACACCAGTTTCCGAACGGTTAGTGGTCCTCTTAGTTCTTTCATGTTCGTTGCGGGGAACGACACCAGACATACCCTGAGCACGGCCGGGCATAGCGGGTAGACGACTGGGAAGATGAGCAGTTGTGGCGGGTTTATTGTGTGTCAACTCACCAACCTTCGCTGAACGACCACCCGTAACATCTTGAGCTGGGCCACTACGTCCTGGTAATGTAGTGAGCCTATAGTCACCCACATTAATTGGGTTAACTCTGAATGCCTGTTGGAAGCCACCGACGGCTGGGGTGTGTGCACCAACACCGAGACCGGGACCAACGAGTTGTTTCTCAACTGGGGAAAGATTATTCATCAGACCCCGATCACCCATACGATTGCGTAATTCTAAAACTTCTTGACCACCACTGCGTTGTTGCCTGGAGATATCCGCGAAACTTTCAACCTCCCTCTTCTGTGGAGCATTCACCCGGGAGACGAAATCATTTTCCTTGAAATCGATAAACTGGGTGGGGGGTTCTTTTGGACTTTCAGATAAAGGGGTATATTTTTCAGGTTTCTTACTGAGAGAGCGTCCAGCGTAGACGAGCGAGGCTACGGCGATGAGTGAAATTGGATCAGCCATTCTTACTTCTTGTTAACATTTTTATTAATATACCTCTGGTCAAACAAACCATTCTGGAGCTCGGCACGAGTACTCGAAGGTTCGTATGACCTGGTACGAAGAGGGACTTTACAATCCATGTTGGTGAGGGGGAATAGATTGCGTTCATAGGTGGGTACGATGACCTTATTGAAACGGGTAGTAGCTTGGGGACGAAGTTGATCGGATGTTTCTATATATTCTGCTGGAGAACCCTTACCAGCCTTGTATGGAGCAGTTCCATAAAGCATGGTATTGGGGCGAGAACCATAATTTAATTGACTGGGCTGAGGGTAAACGAATACCTCATCAGTCGCTTTTACACTTGGAAGGGCACCAGCGTTTTCAACAATTGAGAGACCAGGTTGGAGTTGATATGCCATTTATTATTACACGAGAATATTAATCTAACTATAGGTTCCGCCACCACCTCGCACACGACCACCACCTCGGGGACCTCTGATATCCCCATCACCACCGAGACCAGCGAAAGCCTCTAATTGAACACCACGCGCGTCAGGATTACAGTACTTGGAATCACTTTTGCACATGGGTCCATTCTTTGGTCCATATAACCACTCAGCAAATTGCGTTTGATCGCCTGGTATTTGACTCACAGGGCTCGTAACAAATTGCCTTTCTATAGCATTCTTCTGAAATTTGGGTAACGATGACCGAGAACGCCCTGAATCAAATGGAACACCTTGTGTAACAAATTCGTTAGGTTGGGAGTAATAACACGCCTCTAAACGATTGGGTGCGTCACTGTAATCGGTCATGAGCACGTTAGCCATGGGATTATTACGAGTTGGTTCCTGACAATTGGAACTCCTCTTCAATGAATGATTAAATGTTTCCTTCACCATGTTCGTCTTGTACAAAACAAAAATGACAGTGAGAACAGTCAACGCTAGGACATAAATCCTAGGATCACGACGAATTAGAAATACGACGGTAGCAATATAAATTATAAATCTTGAAGCTGCGTTAATTCGATCTTCTGGTGTTTGTTCACTCGTTGGCCAAAATTGGGAAATTTGGTCACGCCGGATGAGCTGCTTAGGATCGTCAAACCAGGCCTTCATTTAATATATATTAAGGTTTATTTTTTCAGAAGACCCTGACCAGAGTCACCCATGCCACCCATCATACCACCAATCATTTTCATCAAGGCATCCTGATCAACATCACCATCCCCATTTTCGAGTTTATCTGCACAATCCTTAGCCAGTCCTTCAATCATGGACAAAGTCTCGGCGGGGATAGAAATGATAGTGGTACCGAGCATGTACAGTGTCTGAAGATACTGCCACGTGGCCTCCTTTGTGTTTGGAGACAGCTTGGACCAATACGACTTTACATCAAGCTCCTTGAGAAAATCGATATTTTCAATCTCCTTTAGGATAAACTGCTCATTCTTATCAGAGATGTGCCCAGCGTAAGGAGTTACACCACTCATAAACCCATCCACGACGAGACGGGGGTTGGTTGTCTTCAAAACGTCGAACGATGTCAACATCTTCTTAATGCCTTTTTCCTCTGGAAGAGTCTTGTGCAATTCCACAAGAAATTGACCCATCATATCGTTGAACGCAGAAACGGATGCCATTTTCTTATTATAAACCTGTAATCTTTAAGTTTCAGAAAGGGTCTGTAGATATCGACTCCTTTTTACCTACACCATTAGAGATTATGAAAAATACGAGTATCGCATTTAACACGGCAGGTTTAGTGTATTTATTTAATTCTAATTTACCTTCATTATTGAGATGTGCTTTAAGGTGAATGTACCCAGCAGTAATTAAACCCGCGATAAGAGCTGCACTGAGTGGGTCACGGAAATGTTCTGACAATGACTCCATTTAATTATAGGCAAGTTTTTTTGTACGCTGCTCTGGTGCGTCACCAAATAAAACATCTTCATCTTCACCCTGAGGTTGTGGTCGTGGTTCGAGCTCGGGTTCGGGTTCGGGATCGGGCTCGGGTTGTGTATGAACACCTGGAACAGTCTTGAACTCATTCGCGAGACCATGCATTTCCTCGAGTTCTCCCCCCTCGATTGGTGCAGTCTCCTGGGACTCTTCGATGGGCTCTTCTTCCATGGGGGTATCCAACTCATCAACCACATCGGGGTCTATGGTATCTTCAATTTCACCATCGAGATCAATG